GGCCTTTTAAGGAAATCACCTAGATCACCCATGTCACTAACTTTAGAGTCATAGGGAAACCCGCTAGTTGTTACTTCAGATGAGGGTTCACCAGAAACGTCTTGGACGTTTTCATAGGTCTTCACTTCATCAGGCATATTGCTGGTGATTATAGTATCACTCTCAACGCGAATACCTTTACCATTGAGTATTCTCCTCAAAGCAGTGACATCCCCTCGTAAACTATCAATAGCAAATTTGGAACTCCAGTAGTGATCTAGCGATCTCTTAAATTCCTTATTATTATGATAGAGATCCGAGCGAATTAAAGCAAAGTAGCTACCCGTGGGATCAGGATTAGTTAAAAGAGAAAATTCTCGTTCAAGTCGTATTAATATCATTTGGCTTTCAATGTACCTCTCTTTAAGACTTTCTAGAAAGTCTTCACTATATTTTTTCTCGTCAGCAGACCATTCTAAGACGTGGAGTCGATCTAAACTTTCCACGAATATATCGCCCGGAGTATTATCTCCTTCTAGGCTTATCGTACGGGTCTTTGTAACGATTGGTTCGCCTAGTGACGTGCTTCCTCCGTTGACGTCGTCTTGAAACGGCTGTAAAGAAACTAGAATATCATCATAAGATGGCATTAAAGATCTAATTTCCTTATTTGAGAAGTTCATATTGCTGGCGATTTCCTCAACCAACAATGTTCGAAATGCATCAAAATCAATATTCTCATGGAAGAATATTTCCCTGAGAGCGCTTTGAGCACAACTAATCATTTGCTTCTCTGGGCACACTTCCTCTGAAGGATTGACCCACTCTAAACTACGAACTATTGAAGATATATCTAAAACCATTATAAACCTTTCTAACCTGGTACTATATTTAATATTTCTCTTAAGAAAGGTAATATCCTTGGTATCTATATACGGCTTCAATTCCGTAGTTTTATCCGAAGACGTAAACTGTAGTCCAAAGTCGGACTCTATAACACCTGCGAATAAGACCATATTAAATACATCGAGTATGTCCTTGCGTATAGCACATAGGAGATCATCACCGTACGTTTTGAATTTTATAGCATTCCATATAATACTGGGATCACCTCCTAACTTCAAATATGCATATATGACCATAAGACCTCCTTTAAGAGAGTTTGTCTCAGCAGTACCATACATTCCGCTAGGCTGTGAACCAGGAACACAAAAAAGATCTCCTAATACTATATAAAAAGGACAGACATTTAGTTCTAATATCTTGTACAAAAGATCAATGGAATCCTCA